GATACTATCCGTCTTTTTGAAGGTGCTCCTTTATCACAAGAATCTATAAAGACATTAGAAAAAGAAGTTAGTCAATTAATTACAGCACCTGTAAATCAAAATCAATTTGATGCTTTATTTTCGTTTGCTTCAAATATAGGTGTTGAGAAACTTGCTAATTCAAAGTTACTAAAACGTATAAACGACCTAGAAGACCCCTCAGAGGTCGCTAAAGAAGAACTGCATAAATGGAATAAAGAAGGTAATCAAGTCTTTCAGGGACTTTCTAGACGCCGTGCAGCTGAATTAGAACTATTTTGTCAAAAACCTCCAGAATATAAATGGGGTTGGGTCTCAATGACGTCTAAAAATAATACTTGGTTAAAGAAAAGACCTCTACCAGCTATTCGTCTTGAATCAGATGAGAAAGCCAAAGTTTATGGAGGTAGAGCGATCCGTCGTTGTTACGTTTTAGAGCGTGAAGATAACCATACTTTTTTAGAGCTTGGATTTGGTTTAGGTAAATGGTGGGTATACGACGATCATTGGAAAGGTTTAAAAACTGAGATTTCAGTTCAACCATATGCTTCAGATGCTGACCTAACTTATTTGAGAGAATTTCCTTATGAATATTTTAATGAGGAAGAAATAAAAGGATGGAGAAGAAGTCAAGCATTTTGTATGTCTATGGTCTTGAAATATCTTGATGCAAAGGGTATTAATGGTGTTAATGACTATATCAACTTACTTAATAAGCGTGGTTCCAATGGTTCTCGTGATGCACATCTCCAATCAATAAAGACTTTAGGTTATACAGCTACTTTTAATCAGTCAGTAGATTCTGAAGATATTAAGGACAACATAAAAAAAGGTTTACCAGTTATTGCTAGTGTTATTTCCAAAAAACATATTGATAATCCTGTAGGTGGAGCGCACTATGTCGTAATTACTGGGTATGGTTATGATTATTGGTTAGTTCAAGACCCCTTTGGGGAATTAGATTTAATTAATGGAGGTTGGAAGGATAGAAGTGCAGTAGCTGGTAAGAATGTTAAATACAAATATGAGCATTTTAATCGACGACTTTTCCTCGCTGGAGGTGCTACAGGTTGGTGTTGGACTAATTTTCGAGAATATATAGATACGGTTAAAGATTAAGGGATATTATTCTCCTATGTGACGTTTTAATTTTTATCAATGTCTGAAGAAGTGAAATCTCTAGAAGATCAACTACAAGATCAAAAACAAAGTTTAGAGGAAAATATTAGGCAGACTGAAGCACAGATGTCTAGACTAAAAGAACAGTATTTAAAAGTTCTTGGAGCACTTGAATTTGCAGCAATTCAGAAACAAGAAGCAGAAGGTACTGGTGATTCCACTGATTCTGAGGATGTAACCTCTTAAAGCCATGTTGGGTGAACTAAACAGAAATCGATATAGAGCTTTAGAATTATTAGCAGATCATGTACGAATGCCTTCTCGTGAATTATCACTAGATGCCATTATTAGTGACATTAGTGATGAAGATTTACGTTGGGTTACAGAGAAAGTTCATTATTATTTACTTAAGCTTTTAGAAGAAGCTGACTATGATCCCGCTGATGAAGAGCCTATTAGTTTAGTTGACCAGCTTTAAGGCAAGTTTGTGCAGTCTAAAGTTTTCTCATGGCTGCATAATACTTGATGATTCATTGTGAGAATGATCTTTTACTTAACCTCATCTCTCTCACTCCAAAAAATGCTCGACATGAATTTAGACAACGAATATTTAGAGACTGGCACTGGGAATGTGCCTATTGTTCTAAGCCATTAGATGAAAATACTGCAACTATTGACCACATAGTTCCTAAATTTAAGGGTGGTCATAATATTCGAGCAAATATGTGTTGTTGCTGTTCTCAATGTAATAAAGAGAAAGCTTCGACTTTATTAGAAGATTGGTATACAGAAAAAAATAAAAAATACTGTGAAAAAAGATTTGTTAGACTAAAGTCTTGGATGGAACAGCAGTTCTACCCTTTACCAATATTATCTACGGACAAGAAAATTCCGTGTATTGCAAATGATGTCTCCATCGGATGGGTCTCCAGTTGATCCTGCAAAAGACTTTTTAGATAGATATACAAAGAATCCAGAGCGTTGGATTCCAGAGCGTATTGCACAAGATTTACCTGCTACAGGCGATGCTGCACTCCGAGGGCAGGAAAGAAATGATATTAAGGGTAAAGTAATTAACGGCGTTATACGTGTGTAACTGATCCTAGAATAGCCTTATAAGGAGGTACTTCTAATGGAACCAGCCATTCTTTCTTTCCTCATAATGTTTGGAGGCACTTACGGTGTTAGTTCACTGTATTTGAAAAAGGATGAACAAATTCATAAAATAACTACTGTACGTCGCATTATCGATTAATATTGCTCTTTAATTCAGTCTTGGTAAGATAACTATAAGGTTTTAGCTATTTATGGATGCAATCGAGCTTCCAATGGACGTTGAATTTCAGATTCACGCCACTGCTCTAGCGATTCAAAATTTAGATCGTGACGACTTAGAGGAAGCTTTTATCGAAATGCTCCATCAAAGAGCTATGGATCGTCAAATGTTTTTTGGCGTTCTTAAAGATCACGGCATTGATGCCGATATTAAATTCAACATCTCCACGATGGGACAGGTTTCTTAAATACTATGGCTACTCGCACTATTGAAGGCACTTTAGACACATTTAGTGTCAATACAGGCTCTGAAGTTACTTATCTTGGTGCGACGTCATCAGGTAATCCAGGAGAAGCTATTAGAGCTTTTCGTGTTAATCCAGGAGGAACTGGAAACATCATTGTAAAGCTTGATAAAACCAGTGGTGTAAATACCATGGAAATCTTTCAAGAAGATGCTTACACAGGAAGTAGTGCTGCTACTGGCTATAAAGTTGCTACAAACATAGCTAAAGATGGTAAAGGTAAAGGTGCTGTTGGAGTTGCGGTAACTAACGCAGCTAAAGATTATGTTGTGTTGCTTACTTTAGATGGGTACTCTGAAGTAAGTTATAACGGCAGCGTTGACGTCCCATAAAAAAACTAAGTTAAAAGAAAGTTGGAAAGAACATCCTTTTTTAACTAGAAAAGGAATTAATCTTATTAAAAGTTATAACGCACCCCGTACTGACCTCAGTATGGGTCGTTATGCAGCGTATAGGGACTATGGAGAAGATATATGGCGTATTGGTTATGGAAGTAAAAAATTAGGTAAAAGTTATTTAGGACCTAATGATATAGCTACTGAAGAGGAAGTTAATAATCAATTAGAAGAGGATTTAAAAGAGTTTTCGGATCTAGTTTCTCAGTATGTATTTGTCCCACTAAATAGAAATAGAAAGGCAGCTATTCTTAGTTTTGCTTTTAGTATTGGTATTAGTTCTTTAAAAACCTGTCGTCTTCTAGAGTTAATCAATACTCACGCTACTAAGACAGCAATAATTCGTGAGTGGAGTCCTTTTATCAATCGGTTGTGGTGTTCAGGTGGAGATTTGATGGTAGCTCAACGTCGAACGGAACTGGATATGTATCTGGCCCCTGACAAGACAATTCCAACGTTTGTTCCTCATCGGTGTCACTCCAAGAGATGTTTATTAAATCTCCCTGAGACTTATACTGGGGCACCCAATCAGCTGAAAGCAATTGAATATCTTGAGAAAAAGTTACTTCAGTGGGACCCGTCTCAAGAGGTTGTACGTCGGTTTTTTCGTTATTGGAACGAGAAGCCACGTAGTCTAGGATCTCCGAAGCGGCAACAGGATCTCGACTAAGAAGATCTAATGCATCAACTAACTGAAGTTCTGGCTCATTTTTATAAGCTTCTTTAATTACTTCGTAATCCATTTGTTTCAGCCTGTTGGTGCTTTAAACCTATTTTAAGCAGAACTAAATATCCGATCAAGTCTTGTATTACATCTTCATCTTCTCCAACTAAACCAGCACCTTTTTTAATTCTGTTTAATTTATCGTCAATTCTTACGAGAAGTTGTTCTACAGCACTTGCTTTACTAAATATTCTTGACGGGTTTAATGCTGAATCACCATATTGTTTATTTTTATATAGAAGAAGTTCTTTTATGTCATTACAAACTGCAGAAATTTCTTCTTGCGTCTTTGTCATCGTCATATTCGGTTCCAATACAATATAAGTATGAATCCCCAGTTTAGCCAAGATTATAACGTTGACGAACGCTACGAAGGCTTACGTGGTCATCGTCACACAGTAGATAATACTGAAGGTTTAAGATTTTTACGTGGTTATGTTAACAATTTACGAGCTACTGACTGGCCTCGTCCTTTCAAAGGTTAACAAATTACCTTTCCAATATGTGAGAATATTTCTTTAAATCTATCTGCCTGTTGAAACCCATGTTCTAACTTTGGTAAATATATAAAATAGCCCCAATATATAGGAGATTTAAGAGTAAAGAATCCTTTTCCATGAATAGTATTAGGTCTATCTGTTGGTATGCAGACTGGATAATCCCACATTTCTGGTAAGATTCTCATCATTTCTGGGTAAATCGTATAACAGAGAGCTTCAGGTATATTTCTTAATTTCCATTCTCGAATTAGGCGTTGAAACCATATAACTGATGGAGCTTTTGCAGCTACTCCAGCTTTTTTACTCCATCTCCATGTTCCTCTTTCTTTGCTAAAGGAACATCTACCATAAGTAGGTGGAAATAGATAAGTTGTTCCAGTCCAAGGTTCTTGTATATTTAATCCGTCTTCTTTTAATGTATAAATTTTTCTAGCCCGTAAAAATTGACTATTAGCATTATGTGTGGAGCACGGATCGAGATCAATATCTCCTAATAACGCCGATATGTAAGGTATATATTCAGCTGGTGTTAACCAATCATATTCAATATGTTCAATTCTTCCGAGAATAACTCGGTAATTAGCCCATGTGAGCTTACGCTTTTTCACATTTGTAGAAGACTAGGGTTTTCTTCGTCTGTTTTAAAGTGAAATAGTTGTATATCATCCTTATCTTGAAGGATAAATAAAGCTTCTTTCTCAGGGTCTAAAGATTCAGCTAATGAGATTGCTTTTCTTAAATGCTCTACTCCTCCTAATTCTCTACTATTTGCATCATTTACTGCTTTTATTAGTAAATCAACGGTTAAATAGAACATACTATCTTCATCTTTTTTCTGTGGCATAAATACCATTGCTCCTGGACCTTCATTTTTATAAAATTTCTTATAAAACTCGGCTTGATCAGCAATTATTCTTTCAATTGATAACTTTAATAATTTTTCTTCTGTTTCTCCTGTAGTTGTTCCCAACATTTTTAGGAGTAATTTGTTTCTTCTGCTAGTCATAGAATCCTCTAGTTAATTTAGTGTATCAAGTTTTCTCTGTTTTTACAGCATTAGCTTTTGGTACTGATTTAACTAAATGTCCTAATCCTGATTTCTTTAAAGTTTCTAGTAATTTCGGTAAAGGTTTATATAAAACAACAGCTTTTTGCATATTTCCAATCTTTTTAATCAATTTTCCATTTGCATCTCTTAATTTTGTTAGTTCACCTTGTCTAATTAAATATTCTGCTACACACCTGTATCTTCTTTTTTCAGCTAAATTGATTTCAGGATAACGATCACAAATAGTGCTTGTTCTCATATCACTAAATGTAAGGCGAATTTGATCTGCTAAAGATAAACCTAGCATTAGATCAGTTGTACTAGTTTCATAACCTCGTATAAGTTCTAAATATCGTCGTAAATCAGGACTTCTAAAACTACCAGACGGAGGTATAAACATTTCTATTTGCTCCACTAAGGAAGGCATTAATTTTTCAGCATAATTTTCAGTAGTGACAGAATCTATGTCTAGGTCTACGAATCTGTAGCTCTGATATGTATTATTTTCATTTTCTATTGGTTCGTAATCGGTATTTTCTAAGACTTGGAGCCAATCCTCGTTATTAATTATTGTCATTCGAGATGGCTGTCTTCATAGATAGTAGCGGATTTTTCATGATCGTCCCATTGTTTTTTGTGATCCAATAGTAGAACTCTTTCGTAATACTCTCTAAGAGTGCTAATTTTTGGTTTATAACTACTGTCTGATTGCTGTTTACTTCTGTTTGCTGCCCATAAGGATTGTGCTAAATTTTCCTGTTCTGGTGTCAATAAGACTGTTTTTAAGATTTTAGTGGACACGTTAGAGATAAGTTCGCTAAACTCCTTAACGAAAGGGTATTTAGTTTTATGCGTAGACCAATTACTTATGCCGAGTTGTTGTTGATTCTTATCTTCCTCCCTTTTGGTTATGTTGGAATTAAGCATTTGCATGAGTTTGTCACAGATAGAATCAGTATAGAAATACAGTTAAAACAAGTAGATGTCCGAAACGAAAAATAATTCTGAACCAAAAAATAATGAAGTACCTAATTATGACTCGACCAGAGTTGGTGATTATACAATTTTAACGCCTAAAGATAAAAAGGCTAGTGTTTTTCAAAAAGTTACTCCTAGAGAGCAATATGGAGTAGCTCGTGATGTTGCAAATAGAGCTATTAATGAAATAAATGCAATAAGAGGTAATCGTCCAAGTAGTTTTACATATGGTATTAATCCTTCAAATCTTGCTGCTAGAAGACAAGCAGCTGAGACATATGGAGAAACTTTACCAGGTGGGAGACGTTATTCAGGAGCTAGAGAGGCTGCTTATGATGCTGCTGATAGCTATCGAAAAGTATTAGAAGAAGCTACTGCAAGAAGAAACTTATTATCTACTGCTCCTCAAATTTCAGAAATAAAAGGAGATTTTGGTTATGGACCAAGTATTCGTTATCCTGAATCAAGAACTGATACTGCTCCTAGTGGAAATCATGATGCTTGGATTAATCAACAATACAGGGAGTTACTAGGAAGAGACGCTGGATTTGAAGGTTTAAATTATTGGACTGGGGATTTAAATAGGGGAGCAACTAAAGATGAAGTTAGATCTAATATCATGCTGAGTGATGAATATAAAAATCGTCTAAAACTTGTTACCGATTATAAAGCCAAGCATGGCACTAATCCAGCTGAAGATTGGTTAGATGCAAGAGTAGGTCCAGGAGGTAAATGGTTAATGGAAGGTTATGGTAACAAGAGTGCAACGACATCTACAGGAAGTACTAAAACTCCTGAAGCACCTCCTAACCCAGGATTAACCGATGATCCTAATTGGGACAAAAAAAGAGGTTTTGCTCCAGGGAGCTTTGGTATTGGGCCAGAATATGACAAATATACAAAACTATTCCAAAGATCAATTGATGAAGGTACCACACTGGAACAGGCTATGTATTTGTCAAGAACAGCAACAGGAAATGACTTTCTTAAAGCCTTTGGAGATAAGAGTATGAAGAGAAAATGGGGAGGTGGTAGAAAAGGAGGTAGTGGAGGTCGTTCCTCCTCCTCTTCTTCTTCTTCTGGTTCAGGACCATCTTCAAATTCTAGTAGAGGAACTAGTGGTCAAGGTAGACAAGGCCGTGGAAGTAAGCGTTAAGAACCTTATTAACCAATATTTATAACCTTATTAACTAGCTATAGTACCAAAATCTATACTTCCTGAAACGCCTTCAGTTACTTTACTAAAGTCAACGGTTTCATCGATAGCCTCTTTTACAAACCTCCAATCAAGGCTATTTACATTTAAATCAATTGAATAAGTAGTTTCTAAATAACGAATATCATTTGTAATTAAAAATAAATATTTTCCAGGTTCTAGTGCAAGGTTTGGATAATCAATATTTGGTAGTTCACCTTCTGCATCTAAATAGTCTATTCCTGATTCTTTTGCTACATATCCAAGATCATTTATAGGTAACTCTTCTCTTCTAGTTTTTTCAAAAATTTCATAAAAAGCTAAAAGTGTGTTTTTATTTGTATTCTTTTCATAAGAGAATTGACTGTAATTCTGTGTAAATTGTACTGATCTCCGTTTCGTTAATTCAAAACTATAGAAAGTTGTTTGTCTACGGGATAGACCTCCATGAGAGTTACTAATTGTAATTGTTTTAAAAATATCAGATAATATTCCAAGATCGATTGGATTATAAATACTATCTCCAGATGTTTCTGGTAGTGGATCAGAACCAAAATAGGAGGTAGGACCATAAGCTGTTGGTCCTGAACCTCCTGTTGGATATGATTCAACGGTTCCTAAGTTATAGAAACCAGAATTACTTGGAATTGTTGTTAGAAACCTCGACATACTCCTCGGCTAAACCAGTAAAGATACTATTAGTTCTTCCTGATTTATTATATAGTTCTTCCATTATTCTACTCCGTTCAGGATATACACCTTCTTCTTGTTTTGTGGAGTAATTGTGATAATCAGTGGCAATTTCTAAATGATTTAATCTTGCAGCTGCTTCTTCTTTTGTATCACACCATGCACCAAATGTTGATTCTCCGCCAATAACTACCATTGGGGCATACTGTTTTTCTTCTAAATGAAAATTACTTGGTATAACTTCACTCTTTTTGAGTGTTACCTTCTCTCTTTTTGTAATGTTCGATGATGTTGTCATGAGTTACTTTGATGCATTGTAGCTTTGTAGGTGGATCGCAATCCTTTAAGTCCTTAATTGTAAGGTGCAGAGGATTACAACAGAAGGGTTTACATGTTTTCTTTGTAAAGACTCTGTATTTACCTGTATAGCCTCTACTAAGCCAAAATGCCACCCTTGGGGCTGATTGCGTATTTGATGCGTGGAAAGGGGAAGGAAAGTATGCAACAGACTCTGATCCGTTCTTCTTTGTAGGTCCTAGCCAAGACCAACATTCATCATCACCTTTTATATCAACCTTGTCCCAAAAGCTTTTTACCTGCCAATACCAACGAAAATCAAAATTTCTAACATCTACAGCAGCTCTTCCATTTTTTATTTCCTTCATACAGTCAAGACATTCCCCCATTAAACCGAAATTACCTTTATGGGTTTTTGTACCTTTTTGATGCCAAGGGCATTCGAGTTCTTTAGTCACGTAATATTTTAAATTAAAATCCTTTGCTTCTTCAGGATAGTCCATTATTAATCTTTCACAAATAGACTCTATATTTTGCCAAATTTCATTGTTTTCTTTTTCATTTTCGACTGATTCATATATTTCGTTATTACAAATTCTTCTAACTGTGTGATAGGGAAGTTTATATTTTTTTGAAAGTTTATTACTATTAAGACCCGCTGTATTTTCCTTTCTCAACTTAGTTATTAAGTCTTTATTTAGTGTTATTTTGTTCCTTTTTATATTTTCATAAGCGACATCTTGTCTGCTTCCCCAATAATAATGAGAAGGATTTAAACAGTATGGAGAATTACAACATGCACGTCGAACAATAACGTTATTAGTTGAATCACTATTATATCCAGCCATTGAAAGTAATAAAGGACGTGCATCTCTTCCTCTATAAGAAAGCCTGACCTTTTTACTTGTTGTAAAACCCTGAAAAATATTATTACTGGCTTTTTTCATACACCAACAGTTGTTTTTACCCCATATCTGGATGGCTATTTGAAAAGCTTTAGCAAATAAAACCTTATCTGTAGCCGTTAGCTCTTCATAGAGAAAAGTATCCATATTTGTCTTTTCAGTATGGGTTCAGAGACTATTACCTTAAACCTCTTGCGGTGCAATGGCAATGAGTCAACACCCAAATACCGATTTTTTTTGCCTCTTTTATTTACTTTTAGAGAACTGGAGGTTAGGTATGTGACTGTAATATTACACCCATGTACCTAACCCTCGCCTATACGTACCTAAAGAAAAAGGCCATTTTTTTTCAGGTTTTGGGTGTTCACTCTTAATCCACTGTTACAAAAGGAGTTTCAAGAAAAATATAGTTTAAAAAGGTGTTACCCCTACCTATTTTTAAAGGTGATTTTGAGTATTTTTACTAGAATTTTTTAAAATTTAGGTTGTAGGGGTAGGTATGTGACTGTCAAATAAAATGTTACACCCAAGTACCTAACCCTACTTGTGCTTAAAATATTCTTCGTAGATATTTGCAAAATCTTGAGCAATATCTTCGTTATCGGCGTAACGACAGACACCCCCTCCTGGAGCACAAACACGATGAAAGACATGACCACGGTCATTTAGAGTCTCAATCGTTGTCCCATGTGGGAAAGTTGTCACTTTAGTAACTAATTTGTCGATGTTAATATTATAAAAACAGTAATAAAAATGGCTAAGATACCAGTTTTGCCACTAATGGCAGGTGGCCTCGCTATGTATGCTTTAAATGAGCGAGAAAAAGCAAAGAAAGCTGAGGAAAATAAAGGTTTTGATTTTTTAAATGCTTTTTCGACAGCGGTTCCTGCTGCTGCTGTTGCTACGAATCCTGGAATTAGTTTTCTTGCTGGTATACCTGGATTAGCTAAGTTAGGTTCTAATATAGGATCTGCTATTTTTGGTCCTTCTGAAAAATCTGTTCAATCAGATTGGATAGCAGATACAGCTAATAGTCCAGCACAGCAATCAGGTGCTTTTACTAATGATCAGTTATGGCAGCAGAAATTAAAGCATGAGCAATGGAAGAGAGATCAAGGTCGTAACTACAACAAAGAATTTGAGAGGTTTTTCTAATGGGTGGACCAGGATTTGATCCAGCAGGTTTAGATATGGCAGATCTTGGCGATCCTCGTCGTCAAGAAGGGTTACCTGGTGGATATGCAACACAAGGACAAGCTGTAAGTGCTCCATATGCTGAAGCCAATATAAAAGCTGCTGAAAAAACTAATCCCATGAATGCTGCTTCACAGGAGCCAGGTGTTAGTGGACGTGTTGACGACTTTTTGAGTCGTATAGGTGCATAATGGGAGATACTGATTTTCCAGCTGTAATGGCAAACGGAGGTAATTGGAAAAATGCTAGGGATTTAGCTAATCAATGGCAATCTCGTAGTAGTGGTAGTTCTTCTTTTATGCAAAGTGGAACAGGCATACCTACTAGTGGTGAGCATGTGGAGTATGAGGCAGGAGATAGTTCTATAGAAGATCCTTGGTATACAGAAAGAAGAGAGGTCTTTTAGGTAGTAGGTTTTTAGAGCGTAAAATTATATATAAAGCGCTAAGTTTAGAAGAGTAGATGACACAGACTAAAGCTGAATTATTACAAACACGGCATCAAGGTGATATACGTCTAGGTGATGCTAACTCCTCACATTACGTAGGCTTTAAGGCTCCAGCTACTGTTTCTAGTAGTCTTGTTTGGACACTGCCAGCAGCTGATGGTACTGCAAATTATCTCCTTAAAACTGATGGTTCTGGTAATCTTGGATGGGTAGCTGATAGTACGACTGATAGTACCAAAATGCCTCTTGCTGGTGGCTCGTTCACAGGAGATGTCACATTTACGGGCGATTCTGCAAATATTGTTTTTGATAAGTCAGATAACGCTCTTGAATTTGCTGATAATGCTAAAGCTACTTTAGGAACTGGAGCAGATTTAGAGGTATATCATAATGGTCAACATAGTTTCATTAAACATCTTCAAGGGTCAGGTAATTTCTTTATTGAATCTGTTGCAAATATAGCTTTTAAAGTAGCTACTAATGAATCAGCTCTTAATTTAAATTCAAACGGTTCAGTAGAGTTATATCACAATAACGTCAAAAAATTTGAGACGACGAGCACGGGCGTTGATATACCAGATACACTAAGACTTTCGGATAGTTGGGCTGATACTGGGACTCAAATGTGTCTAGGTGCAGATACTAATGGTATAGGTCATATTGCTGTTCACACATTAAAGTTTAATACTGGTGCAAATAATAGCCGTAGCACAGCCATAACAATAGATAGCTCACAAAGACTGTTGGTAGGACATACGGCAACGGTTGATACAAGTACTTATAACTCTAACCTTCAAGTTATGGGTACCGATGCTCATGGTTCATCTACAATAATTGGTAGATTTAGTAATGATGCTGGTGCTCCTTCACTACATCTCACTAAATCAAGAAATACAACTAAAGGCAGCCATACAATAGTTAATGATAATGACGGAGTTGGAAATATTTTCTGGTGGGCATCTGATGGTAGTGATTATGAACAAGTTGCGCAAATTGGTGCAGAAATAGACGGAACTCCTGGTTCAAATGATACTCCTGGTGCTCTGACTTTCAGTACAACAGACGACGGAGCATCTACATCAACGGAAGCGATGAGAATCGATAGAAATGGAAGAGTCGGAATAGGTATAGCACCAGACACAAATAGTCGCCTACATATTCATGCTGGTTCTGCTGGGAGTGTTTCTGCTGGTACAAATAGCACTGTAACTATAGAAAATAGTGGAACAACAGCTTTACAATTTTTAAGTCCTAATGATGCTGTTCAACAAATACGCTTTGGCGATGTTGCTGATACTGGAAGAGGTTTTATTGAATATAGCCATGCAAGTAATGAAATGAAGTTTTCAGGACTTGGAGGAAACATAATCTTAAATAGTTCTGGAAATACAACGTTCCCTGGAATGGTATCAGACAGTATTGGTGAATTACGTCAGATACCTCAAAGATCAGTTAGTTCTGTCACATTAGCTGCTTCAGATGTAGGTAAAGCTATTTTAGCTACAAGTACCGTAACTGTTCCAAATGGTGTCTTTAGTTCAGGTGATGCTGTGACGATTATAAATAATAGTGGTAGTGATATAACTATATCTAAAGGAATAAGCACTATGTATTTAGCTTCCGATGGTAGTAGTGCGAATAGAACTTTAGCTACAAGAGGTATGGCTACTATATGGTTCTCGTCTAGTAGTGTTGCTTACATTTCAGGTGCAGGGTTGTCATAATGCGCCATTACATCTACTTTATAACTAAGGAGGTTATCTAAATGGCAGCTATACAACAAATTCTGTTAGGAATGGGTGGCAGTGCAGGAGATTTTTATTGGTTTAATAGGTTAAATTATGGATCACAAACTGGTAATTATGCCTTACAACAATACAAGTGTATAACTGGTAGTTGTGATGATGATAATGACGATGTTTATGTAGCTGGTAATAGATCTTACTACCGAGATAGTTCCAATTATAGATACCAAGGTATTTTTCTGAGACTAGACACTGAAGGAGCTATACAATCTCAGATGAATTATGCTACAGCAGGTTCCTATACATATACAGATGGTACTGGTTGTATAGTTCAGAAATATTCCGATCAAAATTATCAATCAGGCGCAGAACAAAAATATGTTTTAATAGGTGGAAGAGATAATTCACATCATTTTGCTAGGGCTAATACAAACTTAGTAATTCAAGGGGTAGATTCATTAAGAGCAGCAGAAGGTCCACCAAGTACATCTGTTTCTATGACTGCACCGAAAAGAGGCTTTAGGTGGTCTGGAGGTGTTGGTGGAGGTGTTAATAATGAAACACTTAGTTGTTTTTATTTTGGTGGAAGAGCTATTGGAAAAGTAGCATTTTCATCTGATCCATCTAGTGCTTGGAATTCAAACAATGCTTGTAGTCAATACAATCCTGTTACTAGAAGGTTGATAACGGTTAGTTTCTATGGTTCAACTTATTATCAATCTCCAATTATTAGAGGTATAGATTACGAACCAAACTCTAATTCCTATGATCCTAGTAACAATGAATGGGATAATGTTGCTCCCTTTATTTATTCAGTTAGTAGTTATAACAATGTAACTAATTCAACACCCCAGATGGGTTATAGGATTCATGTGCAAAGAAATAGGGGATATGGAACTTTTGGACAAGCAGCAAAAGGTGGAGGCAATTACGACGGATGGAGACAAAATAAAAATACATTTGCTGATGGTGCTAATTCAGGTATGTGGGGTGGGGGTACTAAAGCTGATACTAGTTTCAATTATGTTTGCGGCTATCAAAATAATCATGCAGGTACGCAAGAACAAGGTTGGATAATGAAATGGGATGGTGACGGAAATGTTTCATGGACTAAAGTTATCACAGATAACAGTGGTGAAGAGGATGGAAATCAGCAGCTTCGTCTTCAAGCAATAGAACTTGATGATGACGGTTGTACTTATGTTGTCGGGTGGAGTAAGGCAACTTCAACTAGAGAAAAAGGAATTGTTATGAAATTCAATGCCAATGGCACAGTTGCTTGGCAAAACGTATTTTATAAAACAAGTAATAATGCAAACTCTGTGGTTCGGTTTTATGGGATAAAGAGAAATCAACTAGGAAGTTTGATACTTTATGGTTATTTGGTTGATGAGACGCAAGCTGCTCCTGGTACTGGTACACAAGCTCAACAACCTCAAGGTGTGATTATGAAAGTAGCTCCTGATGGTAGTGGTACTGGTACCGTTGGTAACTATACATATGCATCTAGTTCATTTGGTGTAGGTAACTTTGGTAATACTTGGGCAGATATGAATAACTCAGCAGGTAATTATCAGAGTAACTATCTTTACAATTATCGTAATTATGGTGAAAACAAGGATAATAATTGGACTATGGCCTCGGCAGTTACCACTACAACTATGTAATATAGTTAGTAAATTTTTATTTATGTATGGAAGTTCAGCATAATTTTACTTCTCCATTTGCTTTTTTTAAAAATACAGATCTAATTCCTGATTTAAAAACCTACATATATTCTCAAAATGTTGAGGAAGTGGAATCTAATTGTGCTTTACGACTTAAAAATAATTTAAAAGAATCAAAATTTGACTTTTTTTATACCGATGAAAAAATAGTTAAAGATACTATGAGATTTATTTCTCAATCTTTGGGAAAATTTTTAAATAATTTACATGATGAGTCTTGTTATTACAATATAAGATTTAATGAAAGTTGGTTTCATATTGGATCAAAATATAGTGTGCATGAGACTCATCTACATGACAGTTGTAGTTGGTGTGGGATTTATTTTGTACAAGCGGGAGATAAAGGAAGTGGAGATACTGTCTTTCTTAATCCTGCAGTAAGGACTTATCGAGATTTTGGTACAAGATCTTTAGATGCATTTAATCAAAAAAGAGTACAGCCTGAAGATGGTTTATTAGTTTTATTTCCTTCATTTTTGAATCATCATCAGTCTATATATAAAGGAGATAAAGACAGGATTGTAGTTGCTTTTAATATTTCAGTAATTAGCCCAGCGTAGAATAGATTTTTAAGGCTATACTTTTTATAGGTATTTTTTAAATTATGTCTGAATATAGAAAAAGATCAGATGGCAGCATTATTTATGGTGAAGCAGCTATTCGTCATCAATACCCAGGTAGGAAATTCACAGTACCTCTTCCTGATTCAACTGCAGAGGAATTAGGTTACGACAGAGTTGTTATAACAGAAAAACCAGAAGCAACATTGTATCAACTTACTGATCGTGATGGAGTGGAGTTGAAAGATGGTAAATACCATACGAAATGGAAGGTAACAGATATGACAGAAGAACAGAAAACTGCTTTAGATAATAGTTATGCGCGTGATAGGAGAATTGATAGAGATCTACGATTACAAAACTGTGATTGGACTCAATTTACTGACTCACCTCTTACCGATTCTAAAAAAACAGAGTGGAAAACTTATAGACAGACTCTTAGAGATATGCCTACTTCGAGTGGTTGGCCTCACACACATACTTGGCCTACACCACCAAGTTAAAGCTCTATAGATTAGCCACTTTAGAATAGAAAAAATAATTAGTAGTTGTATAACTAAATGGCTTACATTGGAAGACAGCTGGCACGAGGAGAGAATAAACTCTTCGATGATATATCTAGTAGCTTTAACGGAAGTACCACAACTTTTACCTTAGCGGTTTCATCGGTAGCCACTGCCACTGCAACGCCATACCAACTCTTTGTGAGTCTTGGCGGTGTGATGCAAAAGCCAAATACAGACTTTACGACTGCAGGTAATCAGATAACCTTTACTACTGCTCCAGCTGCTGGTCTTTCCTGTTGGATCATGATGCAGGGTGACACAATTGATCAGGCTGCTATACCAGATGCGTCAGTAACTCCTAGTAAAATTTCAGGTACTAATTTCGCTTTCTCAGGGGATCTTAGGTTAAAGGATGCAGATGGTTCACATTATGTAGGTTTTGCAAGTCCATCAACTGTAAGTACTAATAAGGTATGGACTCTCCCTGCGGCTGACGGAAGTGCTTCCCAATATTTACAGACAAATGGTAGTGGAGTTTTAACTTGGGCATCAGTATCAATAGGTGGTGCAACAGGAATTGATTTTAACGATAACGTTAAGGCTCGTTGGGGAACTGGGAATGACTTAGAAATTTTTCATAATGGAACCAACTCGAAAATAACTAATTCAACTGGTACTCTTTACGTTGAAGGTACTACGGAAATATGGGACTCGGCTGGTAGTGAAACTTTAGCTAAATTTATTGGTAACGGAGCCGTAGAGTTATATCACAATAATGTCAAAAAAATTGAGACGAGTGCGGCTGGTGTATCTATAACAGGTGCGTTAACTGTTTCTACAAACGCAACCATTACTGGCGATTTAACAGTCAGTGGAACAACAACGACTATCAATACTCAGACGTTAGATGTAGAGGATAAAAACATAGTTATAGGCAAGGTTTCTAGCCCATCAGATACGACTGCCGACGGAGGAGGTTGGACTCTGAAAGGAGCCACCGATAAAACATTTAATTGGGTTAACTCAACTGATGCGTGGACTTCTTCTGAACATATACATTTAGGAGATAACAAGAAGTTAATAGTAGGTACTGGACAAGATTTATCTATATATCATGATTCAGTAAATTCCAGAATTACAAACTCAACTGGAGGATTAATAGTAGACACTGGTAGTTGTACTTTCAGAAATGCTGCTGGTAATGAAACTCTTGCCTATTTCGCAGAGAATAGCAAAGTAGAACTCTATTTTAACAATTCAAAGAAGATAGAAACCACCAATACGGGTATTGACGTAACGGGTTCGATTAGTGTTAATGGTGCAGCTTTATCTACTGCTCCAACCATAACGGCTACTGCATCAGGTTCAATATCAGCAAATGCACCTGTCATAGTAAATAGTAGTGGTCAAGTAAAAGGGATTACTCAAACTTCTGCTTCTTTAGGAAATGTTGATGACATTAGTACTGCTAGTAATGCATATTTTTATGGGGGTACTAGTCCTATTACTTATGATGCTTCACAAGATCTCTTAATTGCATCCGTAAGATATAGCTCAACAGTATATACTTATGGTGGAACTGTTTCAGGTACAGATACTTCTTGGGGTTCGGATGCAAGTCATGGTAGTGGCCGATATTATCCAACTATAGCTTCTGATGGAAACGGCTATGCGTTGTTGGTATATAAAGCTAGTCAATGTCATGGAAGAATTATTAGATTTCAAGGAACCTCTCAAACAGTTGGTTCTGAAACACAAATTCAAGATAATAGTTCTCAGTGTGAAGTCCCTGCTGTTCTTCATCTTGACGGTGCATATTTTGCAGTTGTTTATAATGACGAGCAGCCTAATCCCGATGAAGGAAAATGTAGAATTTGTCAACGAGGTAGTGGTACTTCGACTTCTTTCACAATGGGATCAGTGACTAGCTTTACACCAGGAGGTGCAGCTGATGACCCTTACAACTTCCGCCTGGTAAAGGTAAGTGGTACTAAATTTGTAATTCTTTGGTCTTCAGGTACTACTAACTCTGTTTACGCCATAGTTGGGACAAGAAGCGGAACCTCTGTATCGTTTGGTACAAAATCTACAGTTGTAACTGGTACCCACGGAGAACAACCCACTATTGCTTATGATTCACTTAATGATCAGCTTGTAGCTGCTTACCGCAACTATTTAAAAATAGGTACAATTACTGGTACAACTATTAGTTGGGGAAGTGCAATTCAATTTTCAACTAATAATACACTGTATCACGCTTTAGCGTTCTCACCTGGTGGACAGTTGCTTATGGGTTATAAAGATAGTGCAAATGCTGGTAAGTATAGAACTGCCACGTATAATGCTGCAAAAGATAACTTTACTTTTGATAGTGAAGCTTTCTTTAATACTGGAGGCACTAACAAAATATTCTTTTCTTATATGGAAAGTGGAAAAGTTGCAATAATGTATCAAAATACAAGTGCTTCTAGTAAAGCCCAAACAGTAATAAGGCAAATGGCATCTACTGATTTAAATCAAAAGAATTTTATTGGGTTTAGTTCAGCAGGATATACTAATGGTCAAACTGCTACTATAAATGTGGTAGGAAATACAACAACACAGTCAGGTCTTACTCCAGGTGAAAAATACTATGTTCAAGATGATGCAACATTAGGTACTTCTAAGGATACATTTGATGTTATAGCAGGGAAAGCACTTACAAGTACTTCCTTATTGATAACACCTGCATGATAGATTTATTTATTTCTTTCCCTTCTTTATATTTTCATCCTGAGACTTGGGAAAAACCTTTAATACACCATGGTACTTACGGAGGTCTACCTCCTCAAGGACAACTGATAGCTATCATCTTAGGCTTATTATTGTTCTTAGTAGGTTATGGAATCTACTTAACATTCGGTGCTGGTAAGGAAGATTTAAAAGATGCAATAGATGAACATGCAAAAATGCATGAATTAGGGATAGCACATGGGCATAATGGAAGAAAGCTTAAATAGTAAATGGTTAACCTCAGAGAAAAAATTATCAAATCTCTCCTAGCTCATGCCAATGGAGAGATTCAAGTACATCTTGCAAATGTCGAAGTTTATTTAAACAATCCTGCAGGTATTGGCGAGCATTCCGATGTCACTGGAGCGATACAGGAAGAGTTAGATAAGATCGCTAGATATGAAGATCAAATCTCTATTATCAACAAATATTTAAAACCCCAATTACATGCTGTTAAATGACAATTAGTTAATTATCGACTATAAATAAAGTATACGTCGATATTAAATAGTCGTGACTTTAACTAAACAAGTTGAACAGGCATTATTAGATTCTCAAGAGGATTTACGTAATGCCTTAGCCTTTGCTGCAAGAACAGAAAAGCCTTATGTTAGTAAGCATATTGCTGATATGTTATTACGTATTGATTCTTTAATTGAAGTATCAGATATTTTTGAAAAGATATTAGAAGACTAATCGTTTTTACCATAAGTACGAGATTCGTAGTGCTCTTGAAGTGCTTCTACTATTGTTCTCTTTAATTCATTTCGTTTCTTTTTACCTATACCAGCATTAGTGTCAATTCTTACTTTTAACCAGTATGCTCCATAAAGAAAGAGGCAAAATGGAATGGCATCAGACCAGCTGATAGCATTCCACGCCTCTACAAAGTTGATAAGACCAAAAGGCATTATACGAAGTATTTAAAGTGTGTATATACTCCAATAATAGCCCAGAAAGCCAACATAGCAAAACGACCATTAGCCTTTTGCCAGATTAAAGAATTAGTAGACATTAGAAAACTCCTGGAATAATTTGACCTGTTGTGGTGTATGCGCCTAATAATGCGACAAAACCAATCATTGCCCAGCGTCCGTTAGCTTTTTCAGCTTCCTCTAGGTGGCTAGTATAATTTTCTACCAGCTGTGGTTTTGTTTCTTTAGCAAAAATATTTTGCTTACCGTATTCTGTAATGATATGGGAGGATGTCATTAAAAAATACCAGGGATGATGTTTCCAGTTGTCACATAAGCTCCTAAAGCAGCGACGATTCCAATCATTGCCAACCGACCATTAGTCAATTCTGCATTCTCAGAGAGTTGCTGATTAACAGCAGTTTCTTTAGTAGTCATAAGTATGAAAAAGGTATGAAGAAACCCCACCGAGGTGAGGCTTGTCTCTTCATATTTTATACATATTTACACTTTGTAACCGAACTTAACACTACTTTACAAAAGCTAATACAAACGATTAGCAATTGTAATAACGTAGATCAGAACTTGTATTTAGCTCCGATTTTTGTTCCATAGAGGTTGTCATCTTCTTGTGACAATAGTGAAAATTCACCATAAACACCAAGTTTTTCAGTTGCAGAAATGTCACCGCCAATCTTTCCAGATAAACGTGTTTCACCGTCGCCACCTTCAGGAGCGATGATTGCAGGACCACCTTGTACATAGAAACCATAAGTTTCGTTACCACCTTCATAACCAATATGGATATCAGTTACAGATCCTTCATAGTCAGTACCTGTGAAACCAGAGTTAGCTTCAACATTTACATATGTGCCAGCAAATGCAGCAGGAGCAGCTACAGAGGCAGTTGTTGCTGCAAGAGCAATAAAAGTTTTAATCATTAGTTTTCCTTATTTCAGGAATGAGAGTAATTACCTAGTAAGGCTAACACTCAAAAACCCAGATATTGCAAGGGTTTTGCCTATGCCAATTTATTTTCTGGCAGTATTGTTGGTAATGTTGTTAGTTTTTGATCGGAATTCCGTACAACTAGACCTTTAATATAGGGTCTTCCTTGCTTAGTGAAGTGGTAAATATCCTTTAGTGCCAGTTGGTTTTTGCAACAGTCAAGTAAAAGTGCAATAAAACGTTTCTGACCTACTGGTTTTGACCCAGTATCCTCACAGTAGGAACAATAACTGGCATACAGGTGAAAATTGCTATTGCAATATCTTTCCTTAGCATCTTTAGCCGCAGGAATTTTCTTACCTACAGAGGCAACGCTGTTAGGCTCATGAACCACTTCCGACTGGAGCCATTCCACTAAGTTATTACTATTAAGAAGGATTTCATTTCTAACTTTTTTGAGTGAAGGTACTTTTTCGTATGTATCTAATAGATATTCACGCATTTCTTGAGTAGTCATCTTCAATACCCAGTTAACTAAGCCAGGTAAATAATCCTTCCATAAGCCCTTTACTATTCCGTTCTCAAGTTTTATCATCTCTTTTGCTTCGGAATTTTTATCCCATAATGGGCGGTTAAACTCCACGGTTAGACGACGTCTTGTGAGTCCAGAGGTGTTGTCAGTAGTTTGAATTGGTTCATTAGCACAGACCATAACCATTCCTGTGTAAACAAATGGTTCACCTACATTTTTATTTTTTTCTTCAAAGCGAAGGTTATCTCCTCCAGTAAGTGCCTTAAAGATCTGAGCTGAACCACCATATCTTTCTGAATCATTGATGAGGGTAAGTCTTTTTCCTTTAATAGAAGCAATTTCAAATCGACTCTGTTCTAGTTGATTTAATGTTGTACTTGCATAGTTTCCATGACCAACTAAAGCACAGCATAGGTTTGCAAAAGTAGACTTACCACGACCCCCTGGACCGATTACCTCAAGGAATCTTTGTAGCTCATGACCTTGTCCTACCAAACATGCTTTTAGCCATGCTCTGAGGACTTGTACACGCTGCTCATCGCCGTATTGTGTTCTTGTTAGCCATCTAATAATTGGTCCAGGATCAGCTTCAGAGTCATAATCAAAATCAAGACCCCAAGTTAAAAAGTTTTCGGGATCATGGTCTAAAAATTCTCCTGTACTTATTTCTAAAACTCCATTATTAAAAGCAAGTCGATCAGGGTCATCATCCCAGTAGGTGTGAGTGATGTAAGCCTGAGTTAGGTTGACAACATCTGAAATCAAATGAGATGTGAAACCACCTGGCGTAGGAATATTTTCCCTTAAAAAGAGGTCTTGTACGAAGTGTCGGTATTCATGTTTATATTCTTCCCTTCTCCATGTACCTTTAGTTCTTTGATAGAACATAAAAGTATCGAATTTAGGATCATATCTCCAACCGCATTCAATAACTAATTGAGTTACAACTTCTGCTAGTTCTGAAGCTGGTGGTGTCTTTGGTCTTCCTTTTTTTTCGATTTTCTGAGCTATTTCTTTTTTTATTTCTTTTTCTGGTGCTCCCATAATTGCTTGCAAAGCACCTTGTATTGTATCGGCGTTAATTTCTGTCTTGTCATTTTTAAAAAGTTTTTTTGCTTTCTCTGCCATTACCTCTTTTGAATCGACGACGAAGCCATTTAGATCTACATATCCATCTTCCTTGGCCTTAGCTTTTATTGTATGAAGACCACAGCTTCCTTCTGGAGCAGGACCACCAGGTAAGCGCTCAAATGTATTCCATTTACTTTCACATACACCCTCTTGGAAGTTAGGTGCTTGCTCAGACCATTTAATCCATTCTTCTAATAGACAATCATCAATCTGATGGAGGGACATACCAATGGTTATCCACTCTTCATAATCAATTGCTCTATCTTCATTTAAAAATTCTAGATATACCTTTACTTCGCTAAGTAGTTCTTTTCTTTGAAATTCAGAACCTTCTTCATAGGAGAGATTAATTTGTTGAGTTAGTATCCCAGTCTTAGGTTTCTTTTTGTATTTGTTAGAGGGATAAGCTTTTTCAATTTCTGAATATAACCACTCAGGCATTTCTGGTGGATTTTTTGCGTACTCAAAATTTCCGTGCTCTGTGGTGAAATATCCTTCTGTTTCAGGATGACTTCCCATTATTGCTCCTTGTCTTGATCTAAATAAGATCTCGAAAGAAGAAATACCAATTTTTATGGTTGCTTTATCTGGGAGCAATCCAATTTTTGATGTTGGAATGCTAAAAAGCATTCTCTGTCTATCTTTTTTCCCTGACGAAATAGTGAGTGTTGGAGGGAAGATTTCAGACAGTTTTCCACCACCCAATTTTTCTAGTTCTGGAATGGCTTCTGGACCATCAATATCTACCCAAATCAAGCCTCCTTCATTAGACCATTGGCCCGTTATTAAACCTATGCCAGTTGCTTTTCCATCTTCCAACTCACGTCTGATCTGATCAATCGTGTATGGTTGTGACGGCCATCCAGCTATATAAGCTTTTTTATCTCTAAGTGGTGTTAAAGCCCAGTCAGGTGGGATTAGGTCGAGGTTTATCTCACCAGCCACTAAGTTGAAGTTTGGTTGTCTATCTGGTGATGCTGTTGTCACGTTCTTTGTCTTGGTATCGTAAAAAAAATTAACGCCAGTTCGAGGGTAACTGGTTTTTATAGATGCGCTAGTCCCTAAATAGGGAATTATTCTGTATCTCTAATTTAAGTTGCATGTACTTGTACTTTCACTATCATTAACTGCTTCCATTTCGACTTCTTTTTCCTGTTGTGCAGGTAGGATTTCAGAGTAGTATTTTTCAACTGCATTCAGCCACTTCTCTTTGTACTTCTCGATTGTTGAGCTTTGAATTGCAAAAACTTGAGTCCTATCCCTAGTCGCTACAAAGGTCATAATTAGTTCAGGTTTTATATTGACGGTATGCTCTAGCGCTAAAGCATAAGCAGCCATTTGCATCTGACATTTTGAATATTTCATGAAACCTGCTCGCTTCATTCCATACAGTTTTTTAGGAGTATCAGGACCAGGCCATTTGGCATAATATGGTCCATTACTTGTTTTTAAATCTCCTAAAACAACTTTTCCTTTGTACTCAGCAACGATATCTGGAGTACCAGCCCAACCCCAGTTTTCTTTTTTATTGACTCCAGGATGCCATACACGAGAAACACCATCTCCACCAACTACCCAAGAAAAGTCATCTGGATTAGCAGGATTTTCTGCCCAAATCACATTTGATAATTTTTCTAAGTTATTGGGTAATCCATCCCAAAATTCTGCAATTTCAGGATCATCTATTTGAGGATCTTTATCCCTACCTAATAGAAAATTTTCCATTAAGGCATGAACTTTTGTACCTCTTGCAGCTGCAGCTTCTCTACCACCTGGATTTTTCTTAGCCCATCTTTCTAAGGCAGCTTTATTACCTGATGTAGCTGAAAGAATTGTCGTTACCGAAGGTAGAGCGCCATATGGAGTCTTGTAATGTCGAGAGCCATCAATAGTGAGACGTGTGTCACCTTCAGAGCGATAATCCAAATGATTTGTGTATCGGCTCTAAGGAGAATAACCTTACTAAATCTTGCCTAATCTTTAGGTTCTACTGTAGTTAAGTGTTTTTTTGCTTCTTCTAAGTCGTTACAGAATTTACAGCTACCTATGTAGCAACTTAAATATCTTTCAAAAGTTGTTTTACCACCAGTTATTGGATAAGTATGGACAGTACCTCCATTAATTGACGTATATATGAGCTTTGGTTTCTCAGCCATTAAAGGTTTAATTTACTAATTTTATTTTAGTCCTAATCGTGTTCAATTTCAGGAGGTCTTTCAGAAGGGTTATTATTCGTAAAACAATTGTCAATTCTTTGAGCAAATTGCATATTTTGGAACTGACTTACATGGTTTTGTATTCGAGCATGAATATCAAATGCGGATTTAATTGCATCATCAGGACTAATCATTAGCTTTGAATTAGCTAATAAACCTGCTGTCAATATTGATATGGAGAGTTCTTGAGGGTTAGTAACAAAACCTCTCAAAGATTTTCCGTTATCTGTAAAAGATGAAACAAGGAAATCTAGGTGTTCCAGATAAGGGTCTGGGGCAGATTGTTCAGCCATAATTACTCCGTAAAATTGTGAATGTGATATAAAGATATAGTATTTCTTTTGATGACAGGATCAAGTAGACCTTCGTCTTTTAGAGCGTGAATACGTCTCTGTATAGTTCGATGATTGCGACCAAATTTTTTAACGACTTCTGTAATTGGAATTAAAACAAGATTTTTACCTTGAAATCGAGTTGATTTTTCAAGGAGATAGTTGTGAATATCCATTGCTAGATCATCCATCAACGTAGACATTACGGGTCTTGCCATTATTTGGCACTCTCAGTTACTACAGATTCAATTTTAGAATCATCGGACACATCTTCGCCTTTAGAAAGGTGTTGTTTATACTTCATTACTCCACTTTTTGCTGTTTGCAAATCCATAGTCCAACAATTTTCCCAGTCATGAGCTTTGCTAGGGAATCGATAGAGGATGTGACCAGTGTTGCCATGTTTTATTGATTTAATTTCATAATCAGAAAAATGGATAGAGTCCAACACTTCAGTTGCTCCTCCTTGGTACTTAATTTTCTTTAAATTTTTCATTCTCCTGTGGCAACAGTATGACTAGATTATCCCCCCTAATCCGAGAACAAACTTTAACGATCAAATAGATTTGGGTCTACCCATACCTCACTTTCACTTTCCTCACTATCACTATGTTCTGATTCTGAGTGATCACCGTCACAGATAGGACAATTTTCTTTTTCAGCCATTTACTTTCTCTGGTGTGCGATTAATCCTAACGTGGCTTTACACACCTTTTTTAATTCGTTTTCTTCTTCGATAAGACAGGGAAACACGTCTCATCAATTTTGCTTTATCTGGAGCTGAACCAGGATTTTGTTCAATAGCTACTCGTAGCTGTTCTTTATCAGGAAGATCCTCTTCGGTTTCTTTAATTATTTCATCGGACACGATTCTTTTCACTACGGTTTTTTTCTTGAGTCCAAAGGCATTTTTTTCTTTCTCAGTCCACTGATCAAAATTGTCAATCAATCTTGGTTTTACTTTTTTTATTGTGGCTTGATACTTCTTTCCAGTAGGTTTTGAGCTTATTAATTGATTTTCATAGGCCAACTTAATGATGTTAATAATATTAGATTTCTTATTTTTCCAGTGTTCTAGGTTTCCTTTTAGCTCTGCGATCTCATCAATGATTTGATCTGTATATTTATCGCACTCTTTTAGTACTCCAATAATCGCATCAAATTTTGATTCTTCTCTAGTTTTTAGAGACCTATAGATATGTTCTAATTCCGCTTTTTCATCCTCGTCAACTTCAGGAAGATTAAGCAGATATTCTATTTGTTGGCTCTGTTCGAGAAGATTTAAAAAAGATACGGGATCAGCCATTACCTACCTTGACCTCTATATTTTTTTTGTCCCTTCCATTTGTAAGATCCAGTTTTCCTTCTTCCATTACCAATAGAGGTTTTTTTAGGTATAGCTTCAGTATTTCTCTTACCTTCATTCCAAGAACTCTTTGCCATTAGTTAGTTATCCGCACGGATTGATTGTAGTATTTGTACGGTGTGTGTCAATAATAGCGGTTAGACTTGATATATATGGAGGAGTTTATGTCGAAATTCAATGTAATTGAAGTGCCGTTTGAACCGATGGACATCAAGCCTACATTGGAGGATGAATTTACAATGACTTCTGTTACTAGAGAGATTGAATCTATAAAAGATCCTGAGAAATTGAAGATGGCTGCATTAAACTTATTAGTGATAACAATGCAACGTCAGGCAATAATTCGTGGATTGTGCAAGCGATTAGCGAAAGTTGAAACAGATGGTGTAATGAAGACTACTCACAAAGGTTAATTTGAATCGGGAAAAACAGCACAAAAAATTAATTAAATTAGTCAACAAAGCAGAAAAATGCGCCTCTCGAAAAGAAGCGCAAAAGCTGCTGAAAAAAGCAGATAAGGTTCAGTTAAAACTTACTTAAGCTGCAAGATTAATTTCACCAGTGTCAGGATTTCTGTCACCAAGATTTGTAGCAGCTGGCAATGCAGGAGAAGCTAAGTCAACTCCAGGTTTCAAAGCGTTGATACCTACTTCGTTCTCTAATTGCTTAAAGAATTTAGCTGCATAGACTTCTATTGGGCATGACTCCCATACTTTTTCTATGCTGTCAATTGTCTCAGCGCTCTTAGGCCAGAATGACAAGATAGTTTTTTCTGTAGGTTCTTTCCAAGATTTGGCAACCATTACTTTAGATTTCTTATCTCCACCGTAGAGTTCAGTTCCAAAGGTAGGAGTCCAAATAACTGAGGCAGCCATTTTTTCACCAAAGCCTTGGGCATGGTCATCACCTGTAGCTTTAGCGTAGACACCTTCAAGTTGCTCTAGGAATTGAGCGTATTTTTCTACGAACAATCTGGCGGCACCACCATGTAATGAAATGTAGAGAGGTTTTCCATGTAACTTCTCACCATTTTTATTTACTAGGTAGCAAAGAATTAGACGTCTTCTTCTATAAGGAGAAGGTTCAGCACCATGCTTTGCTTTCCAATCGTCATAGAGATAATTCATCTCATGATATGTACCTTCGATTGAATTACGTTCTTTTGTATTTTCAATGAAAGTAGTGTCATCTTTATAAGCACCTCTGAGAATGATTAGACGTGGAGTTCTAAATAGAATACCTTTCTCTTCAGTACCTTCACCAAAAGTATGTTCTAGTTCTTCAGCATCATCAAATTCATCTACGTCACCATGCCAAGCACAGCGATCTTGATCTTTTTGTTTGAGGAATAAACCTTTTTCATCTCGCAGTGAAATAAGCATCCCAAGTTCACGCATTTGGCGTGGATATTTTTCTGTGTCTTTAAACCGATCTAATACGGAAGGCATAATAAAAGGAGTTTTGTGTAAATAATAGCGATGAAGTTACTTTTTAGAAAGGTACATCATCTTCTGCATTTGCAATTGCTTGTTGATGAGGTGAGTCATAAACTCTTGGTTTAGTCTCTACTGTTTGACGAGGTGGTCTTGTATAAGAAGGAGAGGAGTTATTTTGTGATGCAAGTTTACTAACTAAATCCATCACAGTTTTCCGATCTTCATCACTTAATCTTGTTATATTTACTTTTACAGTTCCTTTATTATCTCCAAAAGGAGCATACTGTTGAGGTTTAACAGTAACTTTGTATTTATTAACTCTTTTTTCTTCTTTGTCTATATAAGTTTCAAATTTAAGAGCACCACCAATTGAGACGGATCTGCCTTTATATAAATATTCTTTTAGTCTTACTGCATCATTTCTATATGATTCCAATGGAAACTCAAGATCATTATGTTTTCTACTATAAAAAACTCTTGGTTCACTAGCTGATTTAGTCATTATTCCAAACTCAGTAACTTCACTATCTAGTTTTGGAACATATTTATTAGAAACATAACCGCATCCACCAGAAATAAAAACTTGATTAATGTATGTATCTTTTGGTAACTCTTGGAAATCTTCTATAGGTACAACATACAAATCTCCAGTTTGTTTATTGGGATACATTCTTCCATTAATTAAAACATTTGTACCTTTTTCAATAGAACCTGGAATAGTTTTAGGACATTTATATCCTGATAAAACAAGAAGTGGTATAGGTATGTCTTTTTTAGATTTAGGATTTGCTGGCATTTCAAAATGCATTAAAGGTTCTCCATTACTATTAAATGGATTAGGCACAACACCTTTGTAGACAGCAGCTGCAGTGAGGATGTTCATAATTACTTTTTAAAATTGTTTTCTAGACGACGTTGGATTTCTACATGAACTTCTTCGAGAGATTTTTTAGCATGATCATGCAGTTTAATGAAACCTTGTTGTAGTTCAAACAGTTCTTCGTCTGAAATGATTTCTAAATCAGTTTCTTTTGTAGTAGTGATCATTTATTTGAGTCAGCACTGTAACTGTACTTACTTCGTTTAAAATGGCAAGAGGAATTAATTAAGAGTTATTGGAATTATGAATTGGGGAGGAAATGCATTAGGCTTTTTAAAAAAGTTTGGCGAAGGTCTTGGTAATTTTATTTTTGGAAATCCTCTAGATGAAGACGGTAACGTAAAACCTTTAAATCCAGGTTATCAAGGACCAGGTTTTCAAGGTCTTCCAGAGCATCAAAAAGAAAAAGAGTACCAACTGCTTAGAGAGCAAGGGCCACAAGCTAGTGCGATCCCTTTTTTAAATGACTTTTTAACTGCTCAAAATCAAGGACCTAGTAGCCCAATTAAATATTATCCAGATGCTAATAGTGGTTCTGGAGGATTTTTATTTAATAGTGGAGCAGGACGTCTTGGTAACGTGAGGATGAAAGCTTAAAAAAGATTTTGTTTAGCTTGATTAATTAAAGGTAGAACTTCTGTTTCTACTTTCTCTGCAATTCTGTCAACAATACTTATATCAATATCTAAGAAAGGAGGAATAATTCCTAACAATCTAAGTGTGCCATCTAAGAATAAAGCTAAACAAATAAAACCAAGAATCATACTAATAATTGTTGCCTTGAAATTATGCTCTGCCATTGAAGCTTCATCAATTGCTCTTGCCTCTTCAACAGCGGCTGCAACCATGGCGTCAACTTCAGTTTTAGTATAAAAATCACCCAAAAAGGGTATGTCATGTTTATCCATAATTTTCTTTTTGAGAATTTGTACTCAAGGTGTTTTTGGTAGGAGACATATTAAAGTTTTGAAATGAACACACACGATCCAGTCGAAAAGTATTTTGAATGCGTTTCTTATTGTTATTTAGATGACGATGAGGAGTCATGTCTCAACGCATGCGTGGAGAAACTGAAAGAGAATCAACACGTATAACAATCTGTTTAAACGATTCTGACATTTCTCTATAGCCAGTACCAACATAAATTTGTCCTGCAACTACAGACGCTGACATTAAGCCCCAGAAGATGTAGTACCAAGAAGATTTGATTTGGTGTCTTTTGTTTTGCATTTAATGAGTCTCCATCCAGTTTTTACCTTCTTTTGCCTCTCCAGTCAAAGGACATTTTAGATTGTAAAATTCTCCAGCCTTTTTAAAAGAGTTAATTGCGAGGTCTTTGTAGATACTGGTGAATTGAGGCTTTACGATGGCTTGTATCTCATCATGGACATGAGCTACAAATCCATAATGGCACCCCCATTTCATTCCTGCCTTGTAGAGATCACTGTAAAGAATGCAGGTAGCTTTCTTAACCGCAATTGCTCCTGTTGATTGAAGTAGTTGATTTAATGCGGAATGTCTCGACCTGATCTGTAGATGTCTACCATCTATTCCTTTTAAGTAACCTCTATTGACTACTTTTTCATCGACTTTATCTTTTAATTTTTTAATTGCAGGTAGATTTTTATAAAAAGTATTGATAGTTTCCTTACCTATTTCTTGTTGTTCATGTTCACTTAAAGTGATATCCATAATTGAACCTACACGTCTTGCACCCCCACCATAAAGGACTGCATAGATAAGTGTTTTTGCAAGGTCTCTGGTTGCTTTTTTTATTTCACCTTTACCATCAAAGATGCCAAATAATTGTGCATTATGAGTATGAATATCAAATCCATCATTACTAACTAACTTCGCATATTCACCGCCATCAAAGTAAGCTAGTTGTGCTCCTAATGCTCTAAGTTCCAAGCCACTGGCGTCAGCACCAACTTGAACCCAACCATAAGGTGCATAAAATAATGCACGACATTCTGCTCCATACTTATGACCCACGCTAGGAATTTGAGCCATGTTCGGACCACGATGGCTACATCTCCCGCTGACACAAGCGTTGGTTATGACTGATCCATGTATCCTTCCATCTTTATATTTTTGACTATGTTTTAGCCAAGCTTCTTTTCCTTCAGATATTTGACCCAGTCTTTTGTTTAGTAATTGATACTCTGCTAGGAGATCAGCTTCCTTATACTTTTTACCCAGCTTTTCCAAGACGTCGTCATCCAATTTGACATTACCTTTTTCCGTCGCTTCAAATTTAATTTCGGGATAAATTTTTTGTAACCTTTCTGCGGTCTGCTTACGAGAGGCGGGGTTGAATACAGTAACTTTATCCTTGAGTCTCTTTCCAGTTTTCTCCGAGATACGTTCTTCTGTGATTGGAGGGAATTTTTTCTGTAGTTCGTCATCGATTTCTGTTCTTCTAGTTTTTAAAGTATTTACAAGGGCATAGGCTCCTTTTTCATTAAAGGGGAAACCAAAGTCCTCTTGTAATGACATAATAATCGCAAAGTTATGTTCTAATTGAAAACATCTAGGGTCAAGTTCTTGAGTTTTAAAGTATTTATAAAGTTCTAAAGAAACTAAAGTATCTCCTTCACAATAAGTTTGCATCTCTTCTGACCACTCATCCCATAGAGTTTCGGCTTCTTGTTTCTCTTGGAAATCTAATTTTTTAACACCTAATCTTTCACCCCACGCACCTAAAGAATGGCGACCAACATATTTTTTATCTATGTGAGAAAAGTTTTTTTCATCAATTGGTTCTAACTCAGGCCATAAGACTCTACTAACAACTAATGTGTCATAAATTATGCAATCTTTCTTCTTAGATAAGTTTGGAAAAAGTTTAAAAAGTGCTCTGAAATCAAAGTTGATAATATTATGTCCGATCAGCATATCTGCCTGAGATAGCAAAGTGAGTCCAGTGTGTATGGAGTCATAGCCAGGTTGATCTGCACAACTATAGACTTCATTTGTATCTGCATCTCTAAGCACTAAGCAATGAACCCTGTCCAACTCATGGACAAGACCATTAGTCTCAAGGTCAAATACATATCTTTTCATTTACAATGCTTATAAAGCTTTGCGATGTTCACTATATCAAGATTTTGAGTTAAGTCATTCTTTTTAAATCTCTCATTAAGATCTTTGATTGACGTAAGATCTTTAAGACATAGTGCTCTATTTAAGTTTTCTGTATCTTTTATTTCTAATAGCTCTACTGCTCGTTTACCTTTAGTTAGGCAAAGAACTTTCAGAGTATCAGGTTCATACAGGACGTATCCAATTTGCATTGTTTACCCTTTAATAGATTTATGGTCTGGGATACGACGCATTAAATACATATCTAAGGCAACATGAACTAGATGAGGAACCATTTTAAAAGCAGGTTCTGGTAAGCCACCAAATAAAGCTACTAATTTGTCTTCTAGATCAGTTTTTTCTAGTTCTTCAAATTCAATTGATAGCATATTTGCTACATTAAAAAAGAAGTCCATAGGCTCTTCATCTTGTCCTTTGAGCTGTTCAACTATTTCCCATAGTTGTTGATCCGCTTGGATGAGTTTTAATAATTCTTCCACAATGTCGTATCGAGTACGCCGCAAGTTTACAAGCTCTAAATTTTGCATCAACGGTCAAATATGTAAACTTTTTATAGATCCGAAAAAGGAATATGAAAAAGGATTTTATTTATGGAATACAGGATTTGCAGTTGGTAAATCAAATCGGCAATTAAATGATTGGTATAAAGGTAAAAAGAACAAGAGAGCTAGGTCATTACAGGGAAAAATTGTAGGTAAGTCAGGATTAAAAATACTTAAAAAAGCTTATGAAGAATTTTTCAAATTGAGATGGACAATTGAACCTGGAGACGCACTTTTAATTGCTTGTACTTCTGGTAAACCAGATGCACAATTCCATGCGTTTTGGCGATGGTTTAGTAGACATTCAGATATCTTGGTAGATTATGAGGCTAAAAGTTATTACTGGTATCGACCACCTTTACCTCATGATGCTGTTTGGAAAGATTTTAAAATTATTCCTTTAGTTCCTTCTGATCCTTTGGCTGAGATTTCTGGGTCTCGCTATTTTGATTGTTTTCGTCTTCAGCCAAAAGTTCCATGTACTGATCTATCCATGGAACAAATAGCTGGTCTATTATCCCAGGCTCTAGCCACTGAGCCATACGTGGAAACGCCCACTTAAGGGCTTCTTTTGACTCTTCTGTATCTTGTTCTAATAAGTCTATTAGTATCGCTCCTAGCCATTTAGTAGGCTCTCTGCGTGGGTCTAAATATTTAGTTGATGGGGTCGGTTTAACCAAAACTAAACACTTTTAAAAGTAATTAAGTTTATTATATCTTTGGGTCGTAGAAGAACAGTGTCAGACCCAGAGGGCGGCATAGTTTTTATTGTTTCCTATGCCTATACAAAGAAAGCCTTGCCGAGAAACAACGGTGGGGCTTCCCCCTCTCTTATAAATCTTAATAATTTCTTAACAATTAATGTATCAGCATAAACTGTATAATTCGCTACAAAAAATATATACTTAAGTTAAGTCAACATATAGGACACGCACATGACCTCTCTTGTATATCGTGGAAGAGCTTACGAGCCTTCAAAAATAAAAAAAGCACACCAGCAAACACTAGATAGGGTCTCAGGTTTTAAATATCGTGGTAAGTCCTATCATTACGAAGCAAAGAATAAGACTTCTGAAGATACTGAGTTATCTGTTTAATATTTAGCCCCGCCAAGTGCGGGGGTTTTTTTATGCACAGCTATTCAAATATTCTGCTGCAACAGATTGATTTTGGTGAATTTTTTTAATAAATTTATCTCTTAGATGTCTATTTTCAGGCTTGCTAAAAAAGTCATCACAATAGATAAGTTTAATAATTTCTTGCCTACTAACATCGGTCATGGCTTTAGTTTTAATACTTGTTATACAGAGACTAGTCAGGACTATTGCTGCGCTCAATAAAAACTTTATTTTCATGAGGTCCGTCGATCCAACCTCTGTATAATTATATTAAGCCATCTAAGGCTTTTATATGCCCCTAACCGAGACCATGGGGAGAAGTCTCTCATCATACAAGTTCAAATCGTACTTTTACTTAAAATGACATCATCTTCTTTAAAGAGGGGTGGTAGTTACTTGCAAGGATGGGACGAGTTATGTGAATGGGTTACATCAACTAACAATCGTATTTACGTTGGTTGGTTCGGAGTCCTTATGATTCCTTGTCTACTCACAGCAGCAGCTTGTTTTATCGTTGCATTTATTGCAGCCCCACCCGTTGATATCGACGGTATACGTGAACCCGTAGCAGGTTCTTTTTTATATGGAAACAACATCATCTCAGGAGCTGTTGTTCCCAGCTCAAACGCAATCGGACTACATTTCTACCCAATCTGGGAAGCAGCAACAGTTGACGAATGGCTCTACAACGGTGGACCTTATCAACTCGTTATCTTCCACTTCCTTATCGGTATCTCAGCTTACATGGGACGCCAATGGGAACTTAGTTATCGACTAGGAATGCGTCCTTGGATCTGTGTTGCTTACTCCGCACCAGTCTCAGCCGCTTTTGCTGTATTCCTCGTCTATCCTTTCGGACAAGGATCATTCAGTGACGGTATGCCTCTCGGTATTTCAGGCACGTTCAACTTTATGTTTGTCTTCCAGGCGGAACATAATATCCTCATGCATCCATTCCACATGGCAGGTGTGGCGGGTATGTTTGGCGGCGCTTTGTTTAGTGCTATGCACGGCTCACTGGTTACATCTTCACTTATACGTGAAACTACAGGACTTGATTCACAGAACTATGGCTACAAATTCGGACAAGAGGAAGAAACTTACAACATCGTCGCAGCCCATGGCTACTTCGGACGTCTTATCTTCCAATACGCCTCCTTTAACAACTCTCGTAGTCTTCATTTCTTTCTTGCTTCTTGGCCTGTTATCTGTGTATGGCTTACCTCAATGGGCATATGCACCATGGCCTTCAACTTGAATGGTTTTAACTTTAACCAGTCTGTTGTAGATGCTAATGGCAAGGTGGTACCTACATGGGGAGATATCCTTAATAGGGCAAACCTTGGTATGGAAGTAATGCACGAGCGTAATGCTCACAACTTCCCACTTGACCTAGCAGCAGCTGAGTCAACAGAAGTTGCTTTGTTAGCACCATCTGTCGGTTGACCTTTGTAGGTAAATACCGCTAGATTACTAAAGACCACGGTTATGAATCTTTAACCGTGTGCGTGTGCAAGAGATCGAGTCGAGGGTGGTGCCTCGGCTCTTTTTTTCTGCAATTTTTCTAGTCTATTTTGTTGTCTTATTATTTCTAGGCAGTGTTCACACTGACATTCGTTATTTTTTCTTTTTTCCATGAGCCTTGCTATCCATGGAGAGACCAATAGCCTTAGCTTGCTTCTTACTTGTTACTTTTTTACCTGAACTAGATTTAAGAGTACCTTTTTTATACTCTGACATTACTTTTTCAACTTTGTGAGGCATAAGAGATCCCTAGTTCTTTAACAATCATAAATGACAAGATCTTTTCTAAAGTCATTAAGTCCTCTGGACATGCATTCCAACATAAATTCACCAGTACTCATATTTCTAGGAACGACATGCTCTTCTTTTAACTCCTCTAAAACTGAGACAATTTCATTCCTTTCAGCCATGTTATTTGTCATAGGAAAAAGGTCTGGAGTTATAACAACATTCATGAAGTTATTCTACCTCTACCTTTCGCTTTCAAACAATAAGAATTTCTTGACATCATTACTTTTTGCGGAAAGTAAATTCTGAATTATTTTTAATTTTTTCTCAGCTTCTAAGGCTCTTGTACTCCAGTAGACAAGTGCTCCATTTTTTCTATCTAGTTTTGTTTCTAGAGCTTGTTGAAATAATGCAGATGGGCTTACGTCTAAATCCGATTCTTTCCATTTGGTATGGAGACTTTCGGGTACTGAGACGCTAACAACAACAGCCATTCTTATTAAGAGTTAAACTCGTCTATGAGAATAGCTCTTCTACACCTATATTTCCAGTAATTTAGGTTCTTTTGTTTCTGTAAGAACTACTGGATAGGGTTCACTAATCACACAATGATTAGCTGCTATTCGCATTTCATTTGCAAACAGTTCAGCCTCATCTAGTGTTTGGAATTGAGGATTATGAGTCTTATTTGTGTCTATATACAAGATAAATACAACATATCCTGTTACTGGAAATTTCATCTAAATTATGTCAATAAAAAAGGACCAGATTTATAGTACAGCCCAGGATCATTTTGTACAGTCCTATCGGCATCATTTGAGTCAGTTATTTTGATTACTTGAGAGCGACTAGTCTCAGAATTTTTGGATAGAACAGCCCACGCAAGCTTTGCTCCTTTATGTTCTTGATTGCTTTCTGACATGCTTATATTCTTGTGCGTATTTAATTATGAGGGGAATAAACTTGTACAGTACAAGGGTCTTGCCAATAAAAAACCATTGCTATAACTAGGTCATGAAAACCTAACTTAGCAATGGTAAGGGTTTTGGGGAACTAAGAAAAAGTTAAAATTTAATAATTAAAATCCTTCTACTAGGAAATCATCTCCTGTTAGCATCTGATCTTGATTTCCAATATCATCAGCAATTTTTAACGCAAGCATTCTCTCAGTAGTTGAGGAACTAAAGCCATTTGCTATAACTGTACGAGCTTCATGCTCTAAACGAGCATCAATTAAAGGATCATTGAATGGTGCCATGGTGTGCTTTTTTAGGACACATCAATACTACCAGATTCATGGGCAGGTGAAAACTCAGCAATATTAGGAGAAGGTAAAAATTGTACTCTTATGTTATTAAAGAGTTCAACAGCTTGATCCAAACTTAGCTCTTGTTCACCATGGATATTGTCGATAAAAAGAGGATCTTCCATCAACCAATCAATGTCTCTCAACATTGAGTCAACGGTTTCAACTATTTTTTCGTAATGTTTAACTTTTGATTTGTCCAAAGTGGAGAGAACATAGGTATGAATGTTCATTGACTTTACCCTCCCTATACTTTATTTAGATAAAGTTTTTGCTTTATATTCTTCTGATCTTCTTATGTTTGCTAGTACTTGTTCCCTAGTTTCCCCTCTAATATTCATATCGTCTATCCAATATTTGAAACCTTCTCCATCAGGTTCTCTACCTAGTTCTGATTGATAAACTCTTTCTAAGAACTCTTCATCAGACCCTGGATCACAGAGTACCTTCTTCTCTTCAGCGGTAACCATTAGCTTTAATTTGACGACGTATGTATATTAACTACTCTTAACTTTTACTTTTTATGTCGCATAATATTAGCTATTACTTGTTCTTTAGTTTGACCTCTATCTAAGTCTCCAGTCCAATAGTCACGTCCACCTGCATCAACTGTTCCTAGACCTGCGTCTGTATAAGCTTGTTGAAGCCAATCATCTACATTTTGTGATGTAGTTGTAATTGTATTATTTGCTGTATTATTAGTTGTGTTTCCACCCCCATCATTATTAAGACCTAGTTGAGTCATAGCCGTATTTATTACTTCTGGGTCTTGATCGTTAGCTAAAGACATATTTGTTGTATTAGCTTGCTTATTAGCTACATAGTCATCAATACTTTGATAATTACTTGTACCACCAACATTGTCTCTCAATTTTGCTTCAGCACTACCTTTAAAGCTTGCCCCAATATCAGCTAGAGACATTTTATCTTGATCACCACTTGTCCAGTATTGGAAACCTTCTGCATCTGGATTTCTTCCAAAGACATCAGTGTATAAATCGTAAATCTTTTGATCACGATCCGTTAATGTAGTTGAACCTGCTGTAGGAGCTGCTATGTTACCTGCTTCAGTAGCATCAATACCTTCGTAGTATCCTGGACCTGCTTCATCTGAACTTTGAGTTAAAGCTCCTCCTGGTCCAATCCAAGCGTCTAACGAAGCTTCATTAATTTTACCTGTACCTTGAGGATTATTTGGATCACCATATGTCCAATCACTTATTGTATTACCTTGTGCATCAAATATAGGGCTTTCATTCCTTACCCAACCTGTCCCTTCTTTTGGTCCCATTCCAGCAGTTGCTTGAGTATATTGTCCTGTTGTTGGATTATAGTAATCTTCCATTACTGTCGCAGCAGCCTCTCCTTCACCTAAAGTACTTTCAAAATCTCCACTTGCATCTGTATAACCACTTGTGTAGGTAGCATCATCTTTTCCATAACTCTTACCTTCCATTGACATAGCTAAGTCTTTAGCCATTTCTCTATTTATATATTCAGGATTACGTTTTATGTTATCTATAACTTGTTGTTCAGTTTGACCACTTTCTAAATCTCCTGACCAGTAAGTAAGTCCTTCTTCTCCTGCATCTCTTCCTAGAAGTTCGTTGTAGGTTTGGTTGATGAAGGCGTCATATTTGTTGGTATCTGTATCTGTATCTGTATCTGTATCTGTATCTGTATC